CACCAGATTGGTTTCCTGCTGTTGAGAATATTCTTAAGGAGTATGGCTTGCAAGCAATGGATTTTGTGGCTGACTTTAAAGAAGCGATGAAAGATGCAGAGCAATCACAGCGCACATGGGTTGGGCTGACTGATGAAGATTGGAAAGAAATTGAAGATATGCCCGATACCTTTGACCAAGGCGTTGCGTGGGCGCAAGCCAAATTAAAGGAGAAGAATTCTTGATCGTAAAAATCCGTACTTTTTACGGTAAGCAACGGGGTCTAAGAGGTGACCGCCAGCATCAAGTGGATGAGGGAGTTGCTTGGTTATGCCAAAAGTGTGGAGAGGTGATCTTGCATGAACACCTCATCCACAAGCACTTTTGCAAGACTCAGATTAAGCCTGTAGTCCATTCAAATACTGAGTCTTACCCGCAACCTTGACGGCTGTGAGTTCTTGATTCTTCAGGTTGTTGGGGTCGTAGCTAACATGAACCCAACCAGAATCAGGTACGCCTTGCGTGTAGAACTCTAAGATCAACTGTGTGTAGTCCAAGTTGTCCATGATCCACTGTGCAAGGTCAGCATTGGCAATGCCAGCAATCTCAATATCTGCCGCCATGCCCTTGCAATGGTCTGAGGACTTCGATCCATTCACAGCAGCATTTGACTCAGGACTACGAAATCCAGAGTTCACGGTCACAGACTTTCCAAAGTGTTCACGCACAGGCTGAAGCACCTTTTCGCAAAGAGTTTTCAAGTTCTCAAGTGCTTGTTCATCAGGCGTGTTGTCTAAACCCAAACGAGTGGCAGTGTCGGACTTGGTCAATTCTTTCAAAGTGAAGTTGGCTGAGAGGTTCATTTCATGTTCCTTAAGGTTTCGTAGGATTCGATACAGGTGTTGAGTTTTCGGATGGCGGCATCTCCTTCTGAGGCGATGGAGATAAGAGTTTCACTAACCGATCCACTAAGTTCGGTTCGTGCTTCTCCGCTGTCACTTCCAGAGGCAGAGGCGGCAGTTGTGGAGGGGCATACGGTGCTACTTTGGGTTGGGATTGACAGGCGCAAATTGCCAGTGGCAATATCAGCCCGTAGCTTAGTTTCTTTAACCTTTGCAACATTTTGGGATTTCCTTAAAGTATCTGCATAAGTGTTGGCAACCTTTGCCATGTTCTGCTCAGTTTCCCGTGCTTGGGCATTCAAAGCAGCTATCTCAAGCTGTTGTTGCAAATTCTCGTCATGCTTACCCTTGGAGTACCCGCCAGCAGCCGCAGACAGCATTGCCAAGACAAAGCCAAGGATCACCCAAGGATTAAATATACTCATCCTTCAGCCTTGCCCCTTATGTACGCCTGAGCCGCCATAAACGCCACAACAATCGTTCCCATTGCAGCGCAATAAGTAGTTGCCAGACCGTTCAAAGCATTGACTTTTTCCAGCGACACAAGTTCGGATGCCATGTAAGCAATGATGATGGGAGGGAACACTAAAGCAGCCCATGCCATTACTCGTTGCTGGTCAGCCATCTTGTCCATGTTTTCAATGGTAATCATGCGCTCAGACCGTGCCAACTCCGCATCAGTAACCACACCATCGTGGTCAGTGTCAAACTTGTCGTACTCTGAACCTTTTTCAAGTTGCTTACTCATTTGCTTTTCTCCCTTTCTTTTTGCTCAATCTTCTGCCGCATTTTCTCTACCTTCTCTACCTCAGACTTGACCTCATTCTTGGCTTCTAAGATGTCAAGATAAAGAAACCCCATCAGTGGCAACAACAAGGCAATCAATACGCAACACGCTATCCAAGCCATTATGTCCTCCTCCACTGACTTACGAACAGTAACCACGCCCACAGGTAGAGGAGGAATATAGTAGTCGCTGCTAGGTACGCTAGTTTTAGCTGGAAGTTTCTTTCTTCCTGTTTGCGTTGCCATAATTCCCGCCGTTTTACTGCTTCTTGCTTTAACCTTGCTTGAGTTTGCTCCTCTTCAATTTTCTCTCTCATGCTGTTAACTGAACTGTACAAAGCACCCATCTCCGGAGGGGCAGAATATACGAGGCATTCACGAATTTGAACAACCAATCTTTCCATTTCTTGAGCTGCCATCACTCTCTTCAAGGCCGCTTCCATGTGGTTCTGGTCAGGATCGTAGATTGTCAGACTTTTTTCTTCTTCCTCTCTAATATGTGCCGCTAACTGCTCCTGAATCTTAAAGAATTCTGTGAGGGAATTTACGATATCTATTTTGACTTGAGTCTCATTAACATCGATATAACCTGATTTCTTAGCCTTAGCCACAGGCTTTGCAACTTGAGGCTTTGGTTTAGCACCAAAGAGTTTACTGAATTTACTCCAAAATCCAGTAACTTCCTTATATACCTCAACGACTTGCTCACCAGTTTGCTTGATTTGGACAAACTGCTCCCGCACTGATTTATACAAATCAACAGATTGTTGAATTTTTGAGACCAGACCAGCCGCCATGAGGCATAACGTGATTGGATCAATTTCAGTCTCCTACTGGGTTGAAAACAAACCTGTGGCTGTACCTACTGATGGGGCTAAACTTCCACCGCCAACACCCACAGAATATGAGCCTAAAAGAGAACGACCTAATGCCGGAAGAAGTTCTGGAATATCCTTGCTAATTACGTCATAAACACTTCGACCAGCCAATTCTTTTGCGATTTTTTGTAATTTCTTTGGCTCAGTTGTTGTCAAAATACGGGTCATTTCAGCGGCTACAGCACGAGTTTGTTCATCTCCAAGATTTGCATAATCTCTTTGCAATGCTCTAGTCAAAATTCCTTGAACACTCATAACAGGCATTTCTCGCATAGCCTGACCACCAGCACGAACATCTTGAATTGCTTGAGTTCTTTCGGCAGTTTGTGACCCCTGTAAAACTTGCTTTGAAGTGCTTTTCATCTCCACTTCAGTTTTCAAGTTTTTAATGAATAGACCAAAAGATTTGTCTCCAGCTTCATCTTTAGGAAAAGTCTCACGAATAATTCTCAAATTCTTTGGGTTATTGATGATCTTCAACGCTGGATTTCCAGTTGCACCTACAACCGTATCAGCAACTTGCGCTCCACCGATTCTGTCTAAAAGATTTTGCATAGTCCCAAGACGCAATCCCTCAAGTTCTGATTTAGTCATTGTCTTCATATCATTTAGCAATATGTCAACATCTTTAGGGGTTTTGTTGAAGACTGTCCGACCATCTTCCATAGCATCCATTACTGCTGAATCACCACTCCATACACGCCTTGCATTTTTATATGTAGTATTTGAAGAATCTAACAAAGCAAGAAACTTTGATCTAGTATCTTTAAATGCATTAAGTTGAGTTGAGCCAATTCCACTAGATGTATTTTTACCAACATTAATACCATCATCCAAAGCCATTTTTACATAATGCAAAAAAGTTGTGTTTATATTTGTAACTGAGTTGCCATCTGATGTAACAAGTTTTCCATTTACTACTTTTACATCAGGTAATTTAACCCCTTGTTCTTCGGCTAGTTCTTGCGCTCTTACAAAAGCATTTTTGACACTAGGTCTATCCATTAAAGAAACTAACTCAGAAGTAACGGGAATATCTTTTTTTAATGCTCTATCATAAAGTGCGCCACCAAGTTGAGATCGTGCTTGTTTAAGGGCATTGAACTCATCAAAGAATGCGGCTTTTGAGCCAAAAGCAACTTGTAAGTCTGTTGTCAACCTTGATAATATTCCCTTATCTCTTTCTTCTATGAAATTTTTAGCAATTGTTTTCCCAACGCTTGGTATGGTATTAGCCGCATCTAAATATGCCCTAGTATTTGCGCCTATATCAGCTAAAGCATAAGGTTTGGTCTTACCTTGACGGTCTAAAACGTACTTAATAGCTTCATCAATACCACCAACATCTGCAACTAATGCTTGCTTTATAAGTGATCTCGCCTCATCAGTTCCAAGTTTCTGAGGGTTGTCAAATATAGATTTTACGATTCCACGATAAACAGCACCAGACCCCATTTTGATACCTTTTGCTATGGGCAACATACCCAATGACAATACAGTACCTGTGCCGCCTGACTTCATTGATTCAGGGCTAAATAACTCTGCTTCAGATTCTCCTATTCCAGAAGTAAAGCCAGAAGCGGAAGTTAAGCCAATTTGAGTAGGTAATGTTTGACCTACTGGTTTCTTAAGAAGTAATGATGGAGTCGCTGCGCCAACAATATTAGCCGCAACTGATTTAACAGGGGACTCTTTGCTGTATTCTTCTAAACCAATTCTTTCCATTGCAACACCAACATCTGATGGTGATGGTGGTGGTTGATCTGGCGTAGCCATACCAACCTGTTTTGCAATTGCGGCTGGAGCAGGGCTTAAATATGATTTAATTGATCCAATTACACTGTCAGAAAAATTAGCTGTCAATCCTTGCATAAATTGACCAAAGCCTTGCGTTGACCAACTTTTTGTTTCAAGTTGGTCTAGCATTTTTTGACCATCAGGAGTTAACTTCCCCTCATCTTTGGCAATCAACAATTCGTCACGCAAGTCTAAAATTTGTTCTTTAAGAGAAGCCATTTTCTTTTCCTTTATGGGTTAACTAATCCACTATCACGAACAGCTTTCTTTGCTTCTGGGTTTCCTGATCTTGCCGTATTTGAAAGTGCATTGAATTGTTCTCTTAATTTTTCAGAGGATGGCGCATATAACGGGCTACTTTGCATATAAGTATCAACATCAGTATTCCATTTTGTGTATGCATTCACTGGATCATTGACAGTCAATTTATTGTTTTTAGCTATCCAATCATTTGTAAATCTGGACAAATCTTTTTCTCGCTCAAGTTTTAATTCAAGTGCAGAAAGAATTAATTTGTTGCCAGCAACTGTTTTAGATAAGGTAGGTGCGCCACGTTCAACAAATGCCAAATCTTTATCTGTTGGGTTAGTACCCAATTGTTTAGCTTGCGGTAATATCACATTAGTTGAGAAAGCATCAAATGCTTCTGTTCCAGCTAATCCTCTTATGTTGAAATCAGGATTAAAAAATTGTCCAGCTTTCCCAAGTTGCAATACAGTAGATTGACCAAATCCAGTTTTTACACCTTCATCTAAAAGTACTTGCATATTTTTTATGGAACTAATGGCAGGAACTGCTGCTCTTCCTGCTCTAATATTTCCAGTTGTTATAGTAGTCAACTCATCTCCAAACCCTTTTTGTTGATTATTTGATATAGTGACACTTGTAACAGGTCTTTTTGCTATTGAAATTTCTTCTGCTTTTCTAGCTACTGCATCAAGTCCAGACTGACCATTTTTAGTAAATATTTTTGCAGGGTCTGTTGTTTGAAAAAGTAGGTTTGCAGCATTAGCCATTTCACCCGTAAATGGTTCAGGCTTCTTATCACCAGAAAGAATTGGCGTAAATTTTCCTCCAACTGTTGTTGGAACAGAATACATTATTTCGCCTTCTTTCATTGTTACTCGTTCAGGGGTAAATTCTTTTAGAACTTTAATACCTTCAGGACTTGATTGAAGTTGTCTTTGAATTTCTTGATTAATAGTGCCATCTTCATTAAACAACCGTCTTCCAAGTGATTGAGCCTTTTGAGTTTGTAAGCCTTGGAATCCTTTGGCTTGCTGGTCAATAACTGCTTGCCCAACTGCTCCATAACTTTGCAATGTAGCGTATACATTTTCATCAATAGAACCATCAGGCTTGTAAAGAGTTTGAGCCAATTTCTGCAACCCTAACTGAAGATTCTCAGTCTTCCTTACCTGAGCATTCTTCTTCTCATCATTGAGAATTGATGCAGTATTCCTGTCACCAGTTTGCAAGGCAAGACTAATTGCCCTGTCATAAGTCTCAGGCTTATTCGGGTTAATCATGCCAAGCATTTGATTTTGCAAACTAATCATCTGCAACTGTGGGTCTTTACCACCCAAAGCACTGCCAATAGCACCACCCAACTGTTGACCACCCATATACAGGCTGTATTGCGCCCGTTCCATGGGAGATAGCCGTGCAAATTGCATTGCCTGTGCTTGCATTGCTTCATTTTGCTTTTGTTGGTACAAAGCACGTTGCATGGCTTCTACTTCAGGAAACATTCCCGGAATAATTGATGCTGATGCTGATGCTGCTGCTGGTGCATCATATCTTGTATCAAGTGTTAAATTAGGAAAAGTAAGATCACTCTGTCCAGATAATAGTCGTTCTGGTGCTAGTGCTTGTGCTTGTGCTGGTGCAGCCTCTGGTGCTGGTGCTGCACCGCTATTTGTTGATATTGACAAATCATTAAACAAACGAAGCGGAGGTCGTTCTGGTGTGAAAACAAGTTTTTCTTTAGGTTGAATAGTCCAAGAACCTTGTCCTTCATCAGTTACTATACGGGGATTCCATACATATGTAAATTCCATTCCATTTTGAATAAAATCTTCTGGTTTTGATTGAATATTGTTTGTTTCAGCCATGATTTTTTCCTTTAATCAAATCCTGCATTACCACTGCCAAAAGCAGAGGCTTGCTGTTGTTGGAATTGTTGTGGTGTATATTGCGGAGTTCCCATATATGTTGTTTGACCCCAACTTGGGTTATATTGTGGCGGTCTATTAAAATAATTTGAAACACCTTGACCAAATTGCTGATTATTTGCAAGACCACTTAAAGCAGTAGCAAATGGGTTGTATTCGTTGGCTCGTTGTTGAGTCAATGCCGCACCCATACCACCTTCAAGCAATGATTTGCCAACATTAGCACCATAAGCAGCCGCTTGACCACCCAAGCCAGCACCCAAGGTCAAAGGTTGTTGTCCCATCTGCTCAATAGCTTGTCCACCGCCCAAATACGTTGTAAACGGGTTCAATGCACCGACTTGACCAGCTTGATACTGACTCATCAACTGAGAACCACTACCAAGCAGTCCAGCACCAAACGCAACATTTCGTTGTCCCTCAGATTGAGCATTAGCAGCCAACTGAGCATCTTGTTGAGCCATAGCGTTGTAGTACGCTTCCATCTCAGGAGAGGCAGCACCAAAGCCAGCCGCACCGCTAGGACGCATACTTGTAGCACCAACAGACAAACCACCACGACCTTGCTGATACAACTGATTCTGCAATTGAGCCATTGATCTTTCACGGCTAGGAGCAAGCAAGTCCTGTTGCTGTTGCATATATTGAGCCGCAACCTGCTGAGGAGTCTGTTGAAGATACTGCTGACCCAAGCCAAACAGTCCTTGTGCGCTTTGCTGAAGCGGAGCGTATTGTTGCTGCGCCATCTCAGCCTGAGTCAATGCACCGCCTGTAAGAGCCTGTAGACGGTCTTGGTAAGCCCTTAACTCAGGACTGACGTTGTAACCAGCACCAATTACATTACCGTCAGCATCAGTCTGAAAGTTTGATGTACCGTAACGAGTGGTTATGCCAACAGGACGAAACCTTGCCGCATCTGCTGCAATTTGTGCTGCCCTAATTTGTGCTCTGGAAGAAGTACCAGCCGCTTGTTTTGCGGACTCTCCCTGCATTGCGCCACCTAATAGTGATGCTCCTCCCATTACTAATGCTGCTGTAAATGGCATATCAAATCTCCTTTGCGACTGCTACATGAGTAGCATTAAAACCAAATTTTTTATAAAACACTTCTAATGATTCTTTAAGGTTATAGCTTGCAATCAACCTCTTACAACCATTTTCCTTTGCAATCTTCTCAACCAAGTCAAACATTTCCTTGCCAATCCCTTGCTTTCTATACTCAGGCTTTAAAAAAAACATATCAACTTGACACCAAGTTTCATCATAATATGGACTCTTAAACAACCCGTAGAAAACATAACCAATTGATTGGTCATCATCTTTGGCAATCACAACCCTCAAATTGTCTAAATAAACTGTATTGAAAACGGGTTTCTTGTCATTAAAACAAACCCAATGTTCAAGACTTAAATCATCAAAGTTCTCAATGTCAAACAGCTTACCGTCAACTACAGTGACAGTAGATTGTATGATTTCAGGCTGATTCATTTGTTTGTTCTTGTTGAATGGCTGCCGCCTCTGCAAGTGCTTGTGCCGCTACTGCCGCATCATGCACTGCTTGTTCTTCAGCGGTGTACTCAACTTGAGTGACTACGCCTGTCTCTACGTTTACTACGATTCTGTGTGTCATGATGTTTACTCAAAAAGGATGTTAATTGAGCCAGCGTCAAAGGTGTCTGTGCCGTTGGTGGTAGTAATCCGAACTTGAGTTAATAATCCAGCAAGAGTTTTTGTACCCGCAGCCAAACCAGCAAAAGCATTTGTACCGTCTGCCATTGTTGCCGAAGCAATCCAAATATCCCCAGAAACATTAAACAAAACTAAAGAACCAGAATATGTTGAAGATGATTGTCCTGTACGAGTAACTTGATAGCCGCCGCTTGCCCATTGTTCTTGTGTTCCGTTGCCTAACACTGTTCCCGTGTATCCGCTTGTTTCAAAACCACTAGAAGTTCCAACTCTAACCATTAAATTAGCTGTTCCGCTAAGACTGACTCCGTTAAAAATGACCGTCAAACGCTTCACCCATGACGGGATAGAAGTAAAGTCAATGTTTGTGCCGCTGGTAGATGCAATCGCAGTACTAGAAGTAAGAACACCAACACCCGTTGGAGTGCCGCTTATTACGGGGCTAGTTAAAGTTTTGTTGGTGAAAGTCTCTGTTCCTGCAAGTGTAGACAAAGTTCCTGTTGTGGGAAATGTGACGTTTGTTGCCCCTGTCAAAGTTCGAGTGTAAGCAAAGTTACCAGAACCCGTGACAGTCATTGCCACATTGTTTGCAACCCCTGTACCTCCTTGATCTGCCCCCAAAGTACTTGTACTCACCAAGCCTTTAGATGCGTCTGTAAATACAGCCTTAGAAGCTGTCAAGCTAGATAAAATTGGTTGAGAAGTTAAGGTTACTACACCTGTTAGTGTTGATGTACCAGTAACAGCCAACGTAGGAATTGTCACCGTACCAGTAAAGGTAGGACTAGCCGAATCTGCTTTAGTTGCTACAGCAGTTGCAATATTTGCAAACTCAACATTAATCTCAGTTCCCTTAACAACTTTTAAAGGATTACCAGATGCAAGTGCATCCTTGGTTGCAAAATTTGTTGTTTGTGTATAGTTTGACATTTTTTCCCTTATGCAATCTTGCCATTTTTGGCTTGAAGTTCAATCTTTTGAATGGATAACTGACTGTTGTTTATATCTATCTCAACCCCTATTTGAACAATTTTCCCCTTACTGCTTGCATTTGTTTCTATTGTTGTTAATGCAACTCCAGAAGTGTAATACGCTACTACTGTAGCATTTGCACCATATTCAGCAGTACCATATTCGGCAGTTGTTTGACTAGGTATATTTACTTGTGCAGAGTAATAACTTCCTGTGAAATCATATCCCCACTTTAATGTTACCAATTGATTAGAACCACCAACAACAATAACCTTTATCTTCTTCAAAATAGAAGTGACATTTATATCACCAAGGTCAGAATTATTTGTATAGTATGCCAATCTATAGGAGGTTGCATCATCCAAGTATGTGCCGTATTTTCCAACATACCCATTCTTTCCAATCAACAAATCACCATTACGTCTTGCACAAAAAGATGTTGGCTCAATACTGTCCCAAATCGTTGACCTAGAAGAACCATCTTGCATGATTCCTTTTGTATCAAATGCGTAAACATATTTTGATACTGGAAGATTTAACAAGTAAAGTGCATTTGTTTCAGAATATATGGCTTTGATATTTGATGCAGTTTCGGCAGAAACAGCATTCATTAAATCATTACGAACATTCTTAGACAAGTCTCTTTCAGGGGAAGATTTCTCTTGAATTGTTCTCATCAAAGAACGAATACCAGAGTTAGACAAGAACAGCACATCAGTGCTAGTGGTCTGAATACTGTCCCTTGCAATACAGCCAATGCCCTCAACAGTGTCACTCAATTGCATTGAAGCTGGTGTCGTGGCATTTTGATAAATCAGAATCTGACGTTTACCAAAGATAAACAGAAAACCATTGTGTGCAGCAAGACCTGTAATCTCATCAGCACCATTGACCCATACACGGTCTACATTCAAAGAACCTGATGTACCTGTTGACCAAACATGACCAGCAATCAAATCAGAGAAAAAGACTGTTGCATTGTTAGTTGTAGTGTTTGCTGCCCACAATCTACCA